TTACCCTAAGATCCTAAATCCAACACCACTACAGTATAAAGCATCAAAGGGTGACGTATTGATTCACCCAGGCGTGGGAAGATACGAACACGGAGTTAGACCAGTAACAGGCGATAAGGTTCGCTATGTAACAACAACCTTTGCGTACGATCCTAAAGTAAAAGAACTAATAGACGTGGGCGTAGTATTCCAAGATGTAGAGTCTGGTCAACCAATGTTAAACGACCTTACTGTAAGCGACTGCATCGAATAACATATATGAAACAACCATTAATAGTGAAAACTCTATTCGATACTGAATTCTATAAAGAACTAGAGAATGAATTACGTTCAAAAGTTATTAGCCATGGAGATAGTAGTATCTTGCCAGGTCGTTATATTATAAATACTGACCAAAGTTCTTTATTAAAAACTGCGCATGACAAAACAATAGACATAGCGAAAAAACTTTTTGAAATTCCTGACTTATTGCCAAGTTACGCGCTGTTCGCCCATTATGAGACTATAGGAGATGTAGTACCATACCTTAGGAAGCATAAGGACACCAATGCCTGCACCTACATAATAGATATGTGTCTATATCAGTCAGAACCTTGGGACATATATATTGAAGGTACACCTTATACTCTCCACCCTAATCAAGCATTAGCCTTCTATGGAGAAGACCAAGAGCATTGGCGTGGTATATTCCCCGACCCTTCTTTTGGGTTTGTTGGCATGGTTTTCTTTTGCTTTGTTAAAAGTGACCATTGGTTCTATGCCAAAGGTAAAGAATATATTAAAGTTATAAATGGAGATATGACAGAAGAAGAATGGGTTGCGAGTCATCAATGATATCAATAAACCCTAACTTTTTAACACCAGAAGAAATAAGCACTATTTTAAACTATGTTAAGAATGAATCTCAGAAACATTGGAGTATAGATGAAAATAATCAAAGACGAGTACTCAATTTAAATTATTATAAATCGCTTGAACCAAAAGACAAGTTGATCTTGGAAATGATTATAAAGATTAGGATTCGCATTGAGCAACACATAAAACAAACTTGTGGACTTTCTGTACCAATCTATGCAGAATGTGCTAGTGTAATACGTTGGCCTGAGGGTTATGAACAAGAACCTCACGCAGATAGTGAACAGAATAATCCTGACGATGGTGAACATCCATACCCACACCGTTTTTATGCAGCTGTTTGTTATCTGAATGATGACTACGAAGGTGGAGAGATTTATTTCCCACAACATGGTCTTGAATTAAAACCAGCGCCAGGGGTTATGATTCACTTCCCAGGAACCCGTGAATACCTGCATGGAGTTCACCCTGTGACCAATGGAGTTAGATATGCCATTACAGCTTTCTATACCAAAGATATAAATAAAGCCGATGGATTACCAGCATGAAAACACTAAAGATTATTGAATGGCCATATTAAACCACAAAAAGAAAAATAATAATGATAGAAAATTTTATTGCTTATAGAAATTACAATGGCTTTGCCGATATAGCTCCATTGAATGTAAAAAGAGAATGGATGGATGATACGGTAAATAGCCATGCCTATAAATGTTTCCCAGTTAGCCTTGCCAATGGTTTAGGTTGGGGTATATTCTTCCCAGAAGATATTACTTTTATTTGGGATGGCATAACTGATACGACATCAGATCATGTTAAAATTTTAGCTGGTGAAAAGTATGTTCATGCACAAAGAGGTAATGCAACTATAAGTTTCAATACTGGTCTTATTTTTAAAACACCAGACGATTACACTCTTTTAACTATGCCAGTCCCTAACCAACATATAGCTGGTGTTTCTCCGTTTACAACATTAATGAGTACTTCTTTTTATAATAGCGATTTACCATGCGCCTGGAGAATAACAGAAGCTAATAAAGAAATAACTATTAAAGCAGGCACTCCAGTTATAGCAGTGCTTCCAATATCTTTAACTAATTTACAGAATACAGAATTACATATGAAACACCGTAATGATATACCAATTTCATATAGTCAAGATTATATAGGTTATCACGAAGTAATAGGTCAAATTAATCAATCGGGTAAATGGTCAGATTTTTATAGAGATGCTGTAAATCATGAAGGTAAAACTGTTGGTGAACACGAAGTTAAATTAATAAGACTAAAGGTTATGGAAGGATAACATGGAAGAACAGATAATTGTAAACAAAGATGAGGATCAGAGAGAATTTGTATCGCTTATACCTTCTGGTTATTTTGGTGACTCAGCAGATAACATTGTAGAAGTTTCAGACTTTCTTACACCAGAAGAACAAGAAACACTTAGAAACTTTGCTATCAATAATACGGTTTGGGATATTACTGAAACTAAAACTAATGAGAATGGAACAGTTACTTACAATGCAGATTTTTGGGCAGATAGGGTAGCAACGTATACTTCTTTACAAAGAGTAGATCCAACAATTTTGCCTTTGATTGAAGACATGCAAAGAAGACTTAAAGTTAAAGTAGATGCACACTTCAATGTCAATGTTAGAGCAACAGGGCCTGCAGTTGTTAAATGGCCTGTAGGAACTGAACAAACTCCACATGCTGATAAAGAACTACATGAAGGACCAGATGCCGGTAAGCCAAACGCTTTCCCATATTATGACATAGCATCAATCTTTTATTTTAATGATGACTACGAAGGTGGAGAATTATATTTTGTTAACCAGGGTGTACGTATAAAACCAAAAGCAGGTTCTGCATGGTTCTTCCCAGGTGACATGAATTATCTGCATGGAGTTTCAACAGTGACTTCTGGACTTAGATTTACTTGCCCATTTTTTTGGACAGTGGAAGAAAACTTTAATATTAAATAGGAGCTATATGGATAAGAAAATACTACACGACAAAATTTACTATTATGAAAATGTAATGCCAAATTTTGACGATTTCAATAAGGCTTTAGAACATTATAATAATTGGGAAGAGTGGACTGCATGTGGTGATGTACCTTATCTTTATGGAGAACAAAAATCAATAATCCCGAATGAGAGCGATGAATACAAGTCATACGTTTATAATGCGATTAAAGATGCTTTTTATAATGTTAGTAAAGACTATGCAGAATCTTTAGGTGACTACGATGAACCAAAATTATTTCCAACATATAAAATAAAGAAGTACATGACTGGAGCATCTATGGGTGCTCATTACGATCAATCATTCGGTGACACAAGTTTAAGATACTCTTTTGTTATGTATCTGAATGATGACTACGAAGGTGGAGAGATTTCTTTTAAAATTGTAGATTATTTTGAACCTAGTGAAAGACCTGACGTAGATCCAGATTATAATGAAGCTATAAGGTTAAAACAAATTGATGTAGGAATTAAACCAAAAGCAAACAGTATTGTTATATTTCCATCCTCTGCTCCATATTTTCATACTGCTCATATTATTAAATCTAATGTTAAATATATGATTCCAGGTCATTGGATACACAACAATATGAAATTTCATTTAAATGAAATGATGTCATGAGGCATGGACAAAACAATATTGCACGAAAAAATTTACTATTACGAGAATGTAATAGAAGATTTTGACAATTTCAATAAAGTTTTAAAAAAATTAAATGATGATTGGATAGTGTGGCATTCTTCTGACAATGAAGATCATATTTATGGAGAACATAAATCATTAGATCTAAATATAATTGGTAAAGCAAAAGGTCAATTAAAAGAAGACATGCTATACGTTTATAATTTAATTATAAATGCTTTTTTAAATGTTGCCAAAGACTATGCGGAATCACAAGGCGATTACGAAGAACCAAAATTATTTAAATTGCTTAATATAAAAAAATATAACGCTGGAACATATATGGGTTCTCATTTTGATCAATTACAAGGCGATATGAGTTTGAAATATTCTTTTGTTATGTATTTAAACGATGATTATGAAGGCGGAGAACTTTCATTTAACATTATAGATTATGATGAAGCTTTTGACGAAAGGCCTCGCACAGATCCAGATTATGATAAAGCTTTGAAATCAAAGTTATTTGACATAGGTTTTAAACCAAAGGCTAATAGTACAGTTATATTTCCAGCATCTGCCCCATACTTCCATACTGCACATCTTGTTAAAACTGGTTTTAAATATATGATTACATCTCACTGGATACATGATGATCATCAATAAAATATACAATAATATTTATGAGAAAGATATGGGTTCAACTTTAATGCAAAAAACAGCTATAGTTACAGGAGCCAGTAAAGGCGTAGGCCGAGCTACGGTCAAACTCTTGGCTAACAATGGATATAAAGTTATCGCTGCATCAAGAAATTTAGATGCTATGAAAGATCTAGAGTCTGATAATGTTGAAATAAATAAACTAGACGTAACAGAACCAGAACAGATCAAATCGTTTTTTGAAAAATACAAAGAAACTACTATAGATTTATTAGTTCATAATGCTGGTGGTGGCTCTGCACCCAAGCAAATAATACATGAAACTATGGAAGATTTTAGAAGAGCTTATGATATAAATGTAACTGGTCCAATGTATATATCACAGTTGTTTGTTACTTCAATGCAAAAATCTGATTCTCCAACAATTATATTTATTTCTTCTTTGTGTGGACAAATTCCATTTTTTGGATCAGGCAATTATTCTAATGCAAAAAGAGGCCAGATGGGTTTAGTTGATACCATGAGGTTAGAGTTCCCAGCGTATGGTATTAAAATAACAGAAATTTGCCCAGGAACTATTGATACTCAAACAGAAAAGAAAGAGAATGCATTGACTGCAGAAGACATGGCAGAAGCTATCCGATGGGTGGGTTCATTACCAGGACATGTAAATATAAACCATGTAGAAATAGCACATATAAATAGTAGCAAGTACGTGATATAATATGAATAAAATAGATTATAAAAATGACATTGTTGTTTTTGAAGAATTCTTAAGCAAAGAAGAATGCAATGCAATTATTAAATATTGGGATCATTCAGAAAAAAATGGCAAACTTAAATGGAATAGAATTGGATTCTATGGATCATCTGCAGCCAACTTGCCAGTAGGCGATGATATGGTTGATTTTGGATTACCTAAAGATCTTGTTGAATCTTTGAGTTCTAGAATGAAAGAAGCTGCGGAACTTGCTCATGGTAGTGGTCTAAAGCCAATTGGTTTCCCACATGCACAAATATGGGCTACAGGAGGTTTTACAAACCCTCATTCAGATAATAGTACAGATGGTAAGTACAATGAATTCGAAAGAAGCAAATGGGCAACGTTTATATATTTGAATGATAATTTTGATGGTGGAGAATTATTCTTTCCTGATCATGGTGTCTCAATTAAACCAAAGACTGGTCTATTAGCAGCATTTGATGGTGGACATAATAACCAGCATGGTATATCATTGATTACGTCCGGAGAAAGATTTACTATTGGTCAATTTTGGGACTATGAAGAATCAGAATATACTCAAGAAAAAATAGATGAATGGGCTGAGAGCCTTAAAACCGTTAGAGCACAACAAGCTGTACAACTAAAAGGTTGGGAAGAAGCAGAATCCAAGGGAGAAAAGGTTCTGCCAGATCCCAACCTAGAATATAAAGGAGAACCGCGATGAATATGCAAGAAGGAATGGTTTTTGAAAAAACCTGGAGTTCTAAAGAAGATCTTGGTAATTGTATTACACTTTATAGAGATGTAATCAAACCAGAGTGGAATATTATAAAAAGGTTAGAAAAAGTATTGAATGGAAATAACCATTATAATTGGCAACCAGCCTATGTTGGATACCAACAAAGAATGCCAGAATACCGAGACTGTATCGATTTTAAATTTAAGAAAAGTGATATAGAAGGAGACCTGAGCCAAGAGTCAAAGGAACTACAGCAGATCTGGCAAGAATGCTACGATGCACAGAAAGCAGCAGTCGATGATTATTCAAGAACAAATAACATCCACAATCTAAGGTATTGGGAAGCTTTTAACTTTGTTCGTTATGGCGAAGGCCAACATTTCATGGAGCACCATGACCACGGTTTCTCGTACAACTGTACAGTATCTCTTGTAGCGTATCTAAATGACGAATATGAGGGCGGAGAGATCTACTTTAGACTCCAGGAACTAAACATAAAGCCAAAGGCTGGAGATTTAATTGTATTCCCATCTACGTTTGCTTATCCACACCGAGCTATGCCAGTTAAATCAGGAGTCAAATACTCTTTAGTAACCATGCTGGATTATAGTGATAAATATCACAAGCCAGAGTTCTACCAGGAGACTGGTTCCTAAAACAGTGTAATTTCATAGGTATTTTGCAATAGTTCATGTAAGAGTCAAATGCACTATCAAGGACTACTATTATGACATTCAAATACTCAAATGAAGACGAGAACATGGATTTAAATATCGATGCCAAACTAGAAGGCCTTGATAATCTTGAAAAACGAGTAAGCTTGATGCGAGAATTACATCATTACATGAAAGAGAATGCAGGGCTTGCAAAAGTTCACCATGACCTTACGCAAAAAGCACTTGGTCATCATCAAAAGATCACTACAGAGCTGGAAAGACAAAAAGCTATGGGACCAGATATGGTCGACTGCACTTGCCCAAAATGTCAAGCTCACAACCCTCAGGCTCCAGTTACTTCATGGGTTGATCCAAATAAAGAACCTACAGACTTTATAAACAACCACGATGCAGAATGTTCAACGTGTGGAGAACAACACCCATTAGGCTCTCTAAGCATGAATGGTGAATGCCTTAACTGCGCAAAACGGCATTAAAAGATTTAGAAATTCGGATTACTTTTATAAGTAAACTCCACAATAGCAAGGTACGTAAGAATGACAAAATTTAATAGCAGAGCTGCTGCCAAAAAGAAAAGGCAGAACAACGATCAATTAAGTATTGTTCATCACCAAGTGGGAAACGAAACTTACAAGTTCCATGAAGAAGACCCTAACGCTGGTCACATGGATCGTGAAGCAGCGCTTATGTCAAAACACTACCTTAAAGGTTGTGGAAATAAGTGCAAACCAGGTTGCACAGGAAGTTACAGAGATCAAGGTCTTAAAAGACCAGATCCAGTAGCAGTAGAATTATTTGGTCTTGCTCCAGATGACCCAAAGAACCTCGATGGTGAATGGCATCACGACCCTAGCTTAACTAAAATGGCTAGACTACGCACCCTTACAGATATTGCTGACGTTCCTGTTACAGTGAATGATTTTGAAGGTGAAGAAAAAGTTGCTAAACAAAGAAAATTTTCTGATTTTCTATTATACCCTCAAATAAAAATTACTAAAGGTAAAGGTAAATTTGATAGAGGCATCTCTGCTGGTCAATACATCGATGAATCTGGCAATAAACGATTCGGTGCACCTATGGAAAAGATTGGACTAATTCATGGTTATGCACAAGCTGGTTACAATCGATTAATTGAATCAGGCAGTACAAAACTCGCTGATTATTTTAAAGTAGCAAAAATTGCTTCAGCACTTTCTGATGGAACAACTACTTCAGCAAAAGATTCACGACCTAGTGAGAATCGTAAATTCCGTCGGCTTTCAAAAAATGGTGTTCCAGCAAATGCCATGAATGAATTGAATCATGTTGTAAGGCATATTGCTAGTCGTATTAGCCCAAGAATTGTACACGATGAAGATCCAGATCGTAAAAATGCTTTAAATCAATCACATCGTGAAAATCATAATGCAGCAAAAACTGCAGAATTTGCAATGTGTTTTTGTCCACACTGTGTATTAGACCAGTCATCGACCCCAACGAATACAATATTTGATATTCAAGATCGTACTCGTGCAGCAAAGCACCCTGCAACTTCAGACTCTTTTTTTGCAGGATCACCTCAGTTTCATCACCCAGACCTTGGAGAAGGACTAGAGGGAAGAACTTCTGATCTTGGTAAAACTGGTAAACAATCTCCGCATAATGGTTTTTGGATTAGAGATGCAATTAAGTATATAACTGCTGCTGTCCGTGGTCGTAAAAACGAAGAGAATCCATTCCACCCAGGACCTTCTGCTCTGCTCCAAGATGCTCGACTCCAT